GATTCATAAGTTTTCATCTGTAGCACAGGTATTATAAGCAAATAACGAGAATGTGTCAAGTTCAATATTTAATGATTTCAAAGACACCATCTTTTTCTACAAGTGCAGAGCAAGTATCTGTCCAATCTCCAGCACACATATAAGTCGTTCCCTGATACTCACGAATATTTGCGTGGTGAATGTGTCCGGCAATCACACCATCATATTCTCCAATTTTTCTTACGTGATGTATCAAATCCATTTCATACTTATCAATAAACTTTTTACCTCTTGGAATTGATTTGAGAAAATTAATCAAAGAAAAACCAAAAGTCTTGTTTAGAAAAATATTTAGAGGTGTGATTGTTTCATATCCCCAGTTCATAAAATATTGCTTCCAGGAACCAGATGAGAACTCAGAATAAAAATCCCCGTGAATACATAAAAACTTTTTGTTTTCTGTGCTGTGATGAATATAAGAATCACAGATGATAAGATTTTGATGTAAATAAGAAGAACTAGTATTTACATATTTTCTTGCGACTGCATCGTGATTACCAAGAATATAAACAACTTCTGTTCCTTTTCTAGACAATTCTAGAATTTTTTCAACTGCCTTTGTGTGTTGAGTTTTCCATAGAGTATTATGTTTTTCCATACAATATATGTCTATAATATCTCCGACCATTACAAGTTTTTTTGTATCAAGTTGATTTAGAAACTTGAGAAACTTATCAGTATTACATCTGTCGGTTCCTAAATGAACATCTGAGATGAAGACGGTATCGTGAGTCATCGTTCTATGTAAGAAAGTGTATGGTTTGTTGAGTGAAGTTGTGAGATAATCATATCACAACCCAATTTTGGATCGGAATCTCCACAAGTATAAACATCTACTGCTGCTTTTCCTTCTTCTGGCCAGGTATGAATGCTAATATGACTTTCTGAAAGTAGGCATATTACAGTTGCTCCTTGCGGATCAAATTTTTTAAAAACTGTTTGAAGAACTGTTGCACCACTTATAACTGCTGCTTCTTCGAGTAACCTTACAAGATAATGCTCGTCATTCAAAAGAACAAACGAGCATCCATACAGATTAAGTAAGTAGTGCTTTCCCATTAGTCTACCGGATCTTCTTGTGCTTCTTTAATCAATGAACTCACATATGCCTCGGTTCCGTCCATTGTTTTTACAGCAAAAAGAGGAGACTTCATATATTTCTTAACTTTTTTATATTTTTTCAAGAGTTTTGATACTTCATCATCATCAAGAATTACTTTTGCTTTATTGTTTTCAAATCCCGCAGTCATCTTTTTTTCTTCTTCTCTGGTGTTCTATATCCCCACGACCTGGGACTTATTGTTCCATATCCATATTTAATCTTTTGAAGTGCTCCTGGACCGTATTTATCATAATACATATCAAAAATATTTACCTGTTTACTCGCACGGCAGAGATCAAGATATTCTTTACCTTCGGACACATACCAAACCAAATATGCATCAAGAGGAAAAGTTTTATCTTTTGTATCTTCTAATTTTGTTTTTTCGAGTAATATATCACACCCATACTGAGAAGGTAGAATTTCGGATTGTTTTGAATCTGATTCCATTTTTTCCTTCTTAATAGTGTTTTTGTTCACAATACCTTGACTCATCAAGAACGTCCTCCCCATACAATATCAGGATATGCCTCTTTTACATTTTCGAGACTAATCTTATATTTTGTCTGAAGTTTTTTATCCTTTACAAGACATAGCACTTCAGATTCTTTGGAGTGTAAACCTTGAAGCATATTGATAAACATCATCTCTCTACGAGTTGTAGAGAGATTATGATTACCACCCTTTACAAAATGATAAAGATTTTGATATTCCCTTCTTAATGATGTTCTTCCTCTTCCCTCAAGATCCTGCATTGTGGCAGCCTCACCACCATTTGCCTCACGAATCAAGTTATCAGAAAGATTACCGGAATAAACATTCTGATCCTTTAGATCACCATAAGGAACATCTCCTTCGGGAAGAAGGGATATTACGGTTTCATCAAAGTTCCAAATCAAAATAGTCTTTAATGAATCGTGTTCATAGGTCTTTAGAACCTCAACTTTCTTTGCGTTTGACCTTTGTTTAGATGCTAAATCTAAAATCTCAAAGATAAATGGGTTGGGAGGAAGAGTTTCAATTGGTTTTTCACTCGTCGTCTTCTTCTTCGTCGTCATCGTACTCGTCATAATTGTTTTCAAATCTTACAGATACTACTTCATCGGGAATTATTTGTCCATTTTCATCAAAAAACTCTGGGTGCAAATATGGAGTTCTTGTTTCGAGAGCATGTCTATATGCCAACCATCCTATAACTCCACCAACCATAAAAAATAACAAAGTGAGCATTGAAAAAAATGCGGTTACATATGCTGGTTCCATTTTCCTTCTCCAGAGAGTTTATTGTTTTCTTATATTAAAGTGAAATTCAATAAAGAAATCAAACTCTCTCTGAAAGAGTGTAATCATTTTTCCAAACTTCACTTGAAAAGTTTTTGGTGCTAATGATTCTCTCCTCCTATTTCGAAGTAAAAGTTCAACACCCCGATTGATTTGGTGTTCATTTTTATTTATATCTACATCATCATGGTCCATCAAATCATTTTTTGTTCTCTTAAATATTGAATCGTATCAGAACATCCTCCAATATGTTGTTCATCACAAATCACTTGAGGAAAAGTTGAACCCTCTCCAAACTCTGCATAAAATTGAGTTCTATCAAAGTCTTGGCCAAGATTATAAACTACATATTTGAGTTCAGAAAGTTGAAATACTTGTTGAATTTTGCTGCAATATGGACAACCATCTTTTGAATAAATTGTGAAAGTCATAAGATAAGTAAAATTGGTATAATAATTGATAGATGTGCAATGATGAAACCTCCAAAAAATGCTTGAAGATCAATACTTTCAGATTTCATTAAGTTGCATTATTTCTTCGAGATCCATACGTATATAGATTTGAGTTTGTTTTAGGTTTCATCCAATTGATTATAGCATCGTATCGTTCTTCTGTAAAGAAGTCCTGATTATAATACCACTCCTCCCAGTCGGTATGAGATTTTGAGTTATTACAAAACCTACAACAGCACACTACATTTGTAAGAAAATCACTCCCACCTTTACATTGTGGAATGATGTGATCGATTGTAAGATTTTCTGTGTTTCCACAGTATGCACATTTATGATTCCATTTATCTTTGATTGATTGTCTCCACATTCGTTTTGCGTCTGCCGATGAAGTTGTTTGTAAATGAAACAAATAATCTTCGGAAGAATCGTAGAGGTGCATACAAAGAAGCATCTACGAGTATTTATCCACATAAAAAACTACCCCTATTTGGGGTAGTCTCACTCATTTTATGAGTAATAGCATTTAATTATAGGGCATTCCCTCGTGGTAATACTTCTTCTGGGAAGATAAAGTTTTCGTGTGGTTGATCGGCAGGCGCCATCCATGCTCTAAGACCTTCATTAAGGAGGATATTTTTTGTGTAGAACGTCTCAAACTCTGGGTCCTCTGCCGCTCTAATCTCCTGACTAACAAAGTCATACGCACGTAAATTAAGTGCAAGACCGATGATGCCAATAGAAGAAGTCCAGAGGCCCATAACTGGTACGAAAAGCATAAAAAAGTGCAACCAACGCTTATTGCTAAAAGCAATACCGAAGATCTGACTCCAGAATCTGTTAGCCGTGACCATAGAATAAGTCTCTTCCTCTTGAGTCGGTTCAAAAGCTTTGAAAGTGTTCGCACCATCTCCATCCTCAAATAAAGTGTTTTCTACAGTTGCTCCGTGAATAGCACAGAGTAATGCTCCTCCTAGTATACCAGCAACACCCATCATATGAAAGGGGTTAAGTGTCCAGTTATGAAAACCCTGAAGAAATAAAAGAAACCTAAAGATTGCTGCCACACCAAAGGAGGGAGCAAAGAACCAACTGGATTGTCCCAGTGGATAGATGAGAAATACAGAAACAAATACTGCGATAGGACCAGAGAATGCGATGGCATTATAAGGTCTGATGCCTACCAGACGAGCAATCTCAAACTGTCGTAGCATAAATCCTATAAGACTGAAGGCACCGTGGAGTGCCACAAAAGCCCAGAGTCCCCCAAGTTGGAACCACCTGACGATATCCCCTTGAGCCTCAGGACCCCAGAGCAGAAGAAGAGAATGACCCATAGCGTCTGCTGGAGTACTAACTGCCGCAGTAAGAAAGTTTGCACCCTCAAGATAGGAACTTGCCAACCCGTGAGTATACCAACTCGTAACGAAAGTTGTCCCAGTAAGCCAACCACCAAGAGCAAGGTAAGCAGTGGGAAAAAGAAGAAGTCCAGACCAGCCAACAAAAACGAAACGATCTCTCTTAAGCCAATCATCCAGGACATCGAACCACCCCCTTTGTGAAATAGGTCGTGAAAGTGTAGAAGAAGTCATAGCCTCCTGTGTTATTTCTCATATTTATGTTAACATTCCTTAATAAAAAAGTCAATGAGTATTAGTGCTCAAATATTCAATCATCGCTTGGAGAGTGCTTATATTATCTCCTACAAGACCCAGTGCGGTGTTGCAGTTATTACACAGAACTCCACGAACCTTATTTGTAGAGTGGCAGTGGTCTATACATTTCTTTGTTAGTTCTACATTACATATCTGACAATTCTCATTCTTCATCAAGTCATTATATTGGTCCTCTGTGAGTTTAAACTTGCGTCTGGCATATTCGTGAGTTTTATAATACTGTCTGCGAACTTCTCTTTCGCAGTCCTTACATTTTGATTGAACACCAGAAGGTCTACTGCTTCTTTTAGAAAACCCATCAAGTTCTTTTATTTGTCCGCATCTGCTACAAGTTTTCATTATGGTATGGAAGTTTGGTATGGAACTATTTATACATTATAGCATAAAAAAAGAGACCCGAAGGTCTCTTTCGTGAAGTATTCTATTTCAAGAAACTCAACCAATACTTGGAGCAGTCAGAGCAACAGGAGTTGCTTCGGCAGCAGCAAGGTCTAAAGGAAAATTATGTGCATTTCTTTCGTGCATTACCTCGAGCCCAAGTCCAGCACGGTTGAGAACATCAGCCCAAGTGTTGATTACCTTACCCTGACTATCAACAATACTTTGATTAAAGTTGAAGCCATTCAAATTGAAGGCCATCGTGGAAACACCAAGAGCGGTGAACCAGATACCTACAACAGGCCAGGCAGCAAGGAAGAAGTGCAGCGAACGGGAGTTATTGAACGAAGCATATTGGAAAATAAGGCGTCCAAAGTAACCGTGAGCAGCAACGATGTTAT